TTGAAATATGGGTTACCACTCCAATAATTTTCACTGCAATGAGCTATAAATTCAGCGAGTTGCATATCTTTTGACGAAAAATAACCGCCCAAATGGCCTCGTGGTTGTATAAATCGCTTTCCGTCTAATGCGGCACCAAGACAATCCGACAACGCTCCGATTTGTTCTTCTAAATCATAGCATTTTTCTGCATACATCTGATGACGCAGTTTTGTTCTTTGTTGTATCGCTTTCTTTCTCTCCGCAAAAGTCTTTGCCAAAGCCACGGCTTTGTCTGCTTTCTTCTTTTCGTCTGAAGCGTTCCACCAATCATCGAAATCTTTTCTCATTGGTTTTAATATTGCTTCAATAGCCGCTTCAAGAGATTTCCCATTATCTTTCAACACTTCTGCTTTCCAATCATCATAAATCTTAATCAATTTAGCATCTGAACACATCTTCTTTTGTGGGTCAAGAGCATGACCAAATTCATGATGCAGTAAGCCGTCTTGATACCACTTTGATGTTCGCAAGCGCAACAGATTATCGCTGTCGCTCATTGAGATACAAACGTGTCTAAATTTCGGGCTATAATATGCGCCACTTCCGGTTGTCATCAATGGAACAAATCTATCAAATCTATCAAAGAACTCCTTTTTCGGTAGTGTAAAGTCAGGTATTTTTTTTCGTACTGATGTAAATAGATTGTATGGTGTCTTATCTGATAATTTGTCGAGACCATACGACACTGCGGCTTGCGTAGTCGCAAGTTTGTAGATATTGTATGCGTATTCTATCTCATTGTAAATCTCAAAGAAGCCTTTTGATATATCATGTGCATTTATCTTCTTTATTAGGTCATTGAGCGTCTTTTGCCATTGTTTAGGCACTTTGCTTAAATCGGCCGTCAATAGTTCATTCCAATGCGTAACGCATTCATACACTCGAATATAGTCCTTTGAACGATAGTTGCTGATTTTTTTCCAAAGATATTTAGCGATTGTTTCATTCTTATTTCTATCTCTAACAACGGCAACGTATGCTGCTTTTTTCGGGTCACATTTTTCAAGAGCATCAATGATATTATTAACACGTTCTTGATATGTCAATTTAGTACTGTCTTGCACATATACAAAATTCGGGTCTTTGAGTTTGTCATATACAAAAGTAGTCTGTTGTTGAGTTTGTAAAGTTTGCTGATTACCAAGCAATTTCTTTATTTTATCAACAAAAGATTTAACAACAGAAACATTATATGTTTTACGAGCTGCTTTAAGCGCATCTGTATCTATTGAAGCACCTTGCAAGCCGCTTGCTTGTTGTAAAAGATTTTCAAGTTGTTGCTCTTGTGCGTTGAACTCGTTGCGCTCTTGCCACCGCTGCTTGATGTCGGCAATCTTTTCGTGTGTGCGTGCAGCGTGACGCTCTGCTGCTGTCTGCAACAGCGTCGCTCTGCGTTCAAACTCTGCGGCTGCTGCATCATCGCCGGCTTCAGCGAGAGAGCGCAGCTTGTCGAGTGTCGCTGCGGTCTTTTTCGGTAGATAGCCGTCTTGCAGATACTGTTGCAGCCTGTCGATTTGCTCTGTCTGCTTTTCAAGTAGCGTCGGCTCTGCTGTCGGGTTGAGTATGCGCTGCACGATGTCGTAGTTGTGACGCACGAAGTACGGGTCTTGCCCCACGTCGTGCGAGAGCGCAATCTTGTCTGCATTTTCACTCACCCAATCTTTGAATGCTTGTGGGTAGTCGGTGATGCGCTTGCCTCGTGGTGTGTACGTCTCGCCACGCAAGCGAGCTTGACGTGCTTTGCGCATTTCTGCTGCGTCCATTAATATGGGAGTGACGAAACAGAAGCATTGTGGGTGCCAGCCTTCAAAGACGAACTCGACTGGGTAGTCGCCCTGCAAGTTATCGCAGATGTCAGCCTTCGGGTGTTTTTTTGAGAGCTGAATGCGCTGACCGAGCACGAAGTCCATTTGCTGCCATCGCTCATTGTCGCTGCGACGATAGGCAATGTTGGTCTCTGTGCGAGCGACGCGCATAGCGTTCTTCGCGCTCGACTTATAGACACCTGCGCCGGTGCGATAGCTGTCACGGTCGTAGTCTATCCAACCATAAGAGCCGTCTTCTTTCTTGATGCGCTTCTTCCACTTGCGGCCATATACTGGCTTCTTGCCGATGACTTTGCCGTTGTCATCTTTGACGTCTTCTTCACCAATCTTATAGCGAAAGCGACGAAACATCAAGTCCGGGTCATCAAGATACTGACGCACTCGACGTGACATCTGTTGCGCTGATGCGCCCTCACCGACCGAGACAGTGATAGCGACTTCCATTTCGTCTCGCAGTTGTCGCACGCTCTTCCACACTCTGTCAGAGAGATTGAGACCACGCTCGCTGCGAGCGATAAAAGCATTCATCGCACGCTCGTTGTGCGTAGTGTAAGCGTCGAACATCGGGTCTTTAAGCACTTCACGACCGAAGCACGACTGCACGAGCTTGTCGCACTCTTCGTTAGCTTGCTCCCATTCAAGCTCGATGCCTTGCTTGATTGCAGCAGTCGTGACTGCGTGCAGTTGCCGCAACAGCGTCTCTACTTCTTGCTGCACTTTCTTGCTGTCGCCGTCAAACGAGTACATTATGCCGTTGTCGATGTCCGGCATACGCTTGTTCATCTCGCATATCTGATTGACAGTGTACGCAAAGAGCCGCCGCACTTTCTCTGCGTAGGCTTCAGTGCGAGCGATGCGTGCTTGCGTGTGTTGCTGCGGTGTCTGCTTCTTTGCCATTTGTCACGCTTGCTTGATTGTGTTACTTCTTTGTTTTGTCGCTTTTCTTGTTCTGTGACTTGTTGTTCTCATCGTCTTCGTCTGCATCATCGTCATCATCATCACGAGAGCTGCCGTCGCCGTATGACTGCGCACCTGCGCCGGCGATGTCGCCGAAGATGCTCGCTTGCGTGCGCTGACGCTCTTCGGCTTCTTCAGCGAGACGCTCTTTCTCACGCTGCTTGTCAATCGGCAATGGGTTAAGCTCGATTGCGCCCTCTGTTGAGAGTATGCCTGCGTCAACTGCTTTCGAGATGTTGTTCAGGTCATCGGCGATGTCTTCACCGAACGGCTCTTGAAACTCGTGACCGATTACGAGCTGCTCACATTGTGCGTGCAGCGATGTGTCAAGCACGTTGCCGATGATTGACGTGAGCAGCGATGCGGTGCGGTCAAGCAGCTCATCATGCACTTCTTTGTGCTTGCTCGCCTTGATGTCTGCGAGCATCATCACAGTGCGCAGTGCTTTCGCCGAGAGCTGCGAGATAGACTGCAAGCTGTCGAGCGAGATTTTCGGTGTGAACGACTTCGACAAGATTTGCTCTTGCAGCCACTCAATCTCTTGCTTCTTGCTTTCGGGTGCGCTGTCCCATGTCAGATAACGAGCTGCTTTGTCAACTCCCTCGCTGTCGTTTGTGATGATGAGCTTGCCGTTGTCGTTCTTCTTCGGTATGCTCTTGATGACATCTGCGCTCATTATTGCGATTGGGTCAGCGAAGTAGTCGTTTGTGTCTGCTGTGCGTGACGCAATCATCTCTTCACGCTCGATGAGACGCTCTACACCTTTCCACTCTTTGTCTTGCCAAAAGAGAATGACGGGTATCTTGCCGATGAAGTTCTGTTCGGGAACGACTTCCCAACCGATGCGCTTCTTTGAGCAGTGATAAATCATCTGCGCCGTGTAAATGTCAAGATGATACACGATGTCATCTTCAGTCTCACGCACATAGTAGCCCCATGCGAATGAAATCAAGTTCTCGAAGTTGTCCCAACGAGTGTAAATCTCATCGCCCTTGCTTGCTGCAAGCACTCTGATTTGCACATCGGGTTTGCCGTCATCATCGTGCTTGAAGCAGCGAAAGAGCATCGCACTCTCTGTCTCTGCGCCGGCGATGCGCTTGCACTGACGTATCTTGCTGTTGAAGTGCGTGCGCTTAATGATGTCGAGAAACGCTGCGAATGCGTCATCTGTGTTGTCGCTCTGCTGCGTCCACTTGACCGGGCGACCGTAGAGAAACACAAGCGAAATCTCGTTGATATAGACTTGATAGGGAATGGGCAGCTTGTGAACCGGCTCTGTGCCGGTGCGCTCACCTTTCGTGTTGGTGATGATTTTGTCTTCACGCTTCATCACTTCGTGCTTACTCACATCGTAGTCACGCATCGCATCTTCGATGAGCGGCTGACGATGCACCATTTTCTGCTTCGCTGCGTCGATGTCACCGGCTGCGAGCAGTTCTTCAAACTCTTGATTGCGCCCAACGAGCGCATTCACATAGTTGCGAAAGTAGTCGATTAGAAACATAGTCGTATCGTTTTTTTGTGTTGTTAAAGTCCGAACATTGATTTCGAGAGATTATCATAGTCGATGTCATCGTCATCGTCGTATAAGTCATTCACAGCATAGCCGAGAATGTCAACGAACTCATCGTGCGGCATAGCAGGGAAACCGCACACTTCGTCGAGAAAGTCATCATTCCACGAGCCTTGCACGATAAACACACGACCGCATTCAATGCGAGGTGACACGACACGCAGACGTGTCTCTTTGCTGTCGGTTGGTGTCGGTGTGCGCTTGACGTTGAGCGTTGAGATTTCACGCAGCATCTGCACGACGCTCTCGCCGTTGGCTTTCGGCTCAACGTGCAGCTTGCTCTCGCTGTCGCCGCCATGCGCAGCGATGTAGTCGGGTAGAAAGCGCAGCAAGTCGGGCATCTCTTTCCACACTCGTTGAGCGTTGTAGAGATAGATGTTCTTGCCGATGCGACACGCTGCGAGAATGCCCGATGGGTCGTTGTCGCTCGTAGGCTTCTTCTTGCCGTAAGCAGTATCGAGATAGAAGTGCATCGGCTCGTTGAAGCGCAGCGCAGTGAACTCTGCGAGCGAGATAGTCTGAAACCAATCACGCTTGACGATGTTGCCGCCCTCAATGACCGGGTGCTGCTGATAGAGAGCGTTGAACTCTCGTGGCGCACGCTCACGCTGCTTGTTGAGCTTGTTGATGTCGTGATGTGACGGCCACAGCGCATCACCAACTTTGCGCTCGCTGCGAAACGAGCCGTCATGCTCACGCTCACAGATAGCCGGTATCGAGAGAACAGTCCATTCTTGCGGCTCTGTCTTCAGCAGTCGCCCTGCTAAATCATCGTCGTGCCAACGTGTCATAATGAACAGTTGTCGTGAGTTGTTGTGCAGACGTGTTGTGAGAACTGTGTTGTACCAATCCCACACTTTTGCTCTATACGTCAAGCTGTACGCTTCTGCTGCGTCTTTTACCGGGTCATCAATGATTGCGATGTCAACCGGTGTGCCGGTCAATGAGCCACCGACACCGACGGCTTTGTAAAAGCCACGATGCCCGACAGTCTCGAATAGCGACACTTGCCGAAGATAGCCACGACTATCAATCTCTGTGTTCTTGCCTGCGAGAAATGTGTCCGGGAAGATGCGCTGATACTCTCTGCTGTCAATCGTGCGCTGTATCGAGCGAGAGAACTGCTCTGCGGGGTCAGCCGAGTATGAGCAGCCGGCAATCTTCAAGTCGGGGTTCTTGCCCAATGCCCAAGCAGGGAAATTGCGAGACACAATCTCGCTCTTGCCGTGCTGCGGCGGCACGAAGACCATTAAGTTTTTTATCTTGCCTTCGAGCAGCATCTGACAGTAGTCTGCGATGAGCTTGTGAAACCATTCAAGCTCATACTTCGGGTTCACATAGCCGAGAAAGCACGAGAACGTCGTTGGTGCTTCGAGACGTAGCTTCGCTTGTCTCAACTGCATCAACCGCTCTCGTATCTCAATTTGTGAACGTCGTGCCATAGCTCGTTGTCAAAACTCTTTCACAACTCATCGTCTGCATCGTCGTGCGAGCTGTCTGCGTGAGATGCGCTGTCGAGCTTCTGCAAGCGTGCAATCTCTGCGTTGATTTCGTCGAGCGTCATATTGTCTTCGCTCTTCGTGGTCTCCATTTCGACACGGTCTTTGAGACCCAAGTCACGAGCGATGATGTTTGCATTGTAAACACCGATGACTGCGCCATCGAACTTGCAGTCGTAGCAGTAACGCTCTATTTTTTCTTTGACCGTTAAAAACAGCTTGCTATATCGCTTTGATGTGCCGAGCAATCGCCACCAACTCTCGCTCATACCGAGCCAACGCACTACGAAGTCATAGACTTTCGGCGGTCGGTCAAATCGCTGTCTGCGCACTTTCGCTTTGCGTGCGCTGCTCTCGCCTGATGCGCTGCTCTGCTGGCGATACTCTGTCTCGACTTCGAGCGGTGAGTTGCGCAAGCTCTCTACATACTCGCAGAACTCTCTGATGAGGTCGAGCGGTGTGTACTTCGGTGTGCGACCGGTCGTGACGCTCTCGAATAGACGCTTGATGTCGGGGTAAATCTGTGCCATAATATTGTGCTATATTATATATTATCTACTATTACACTATGCTTATATGATATAGTGCTATATTCGTTTATTGTTGAGACGCATCATCATTGTGCTTGAACTGCGAGCGGTCAATCTTATGCCAATCTGCATCGGTCTTTGGATATGGCTTGCGCATCGGCTCAATCTGTCGGCGCATTGCTTTATCCATTGGCATGAGATATTTTCTTTTGCCTTTCGTGATGTACGGCTTTGCGTTGCTGTCATAGTATTTCTGTAAGAACTGCAAACGTGTAAGTCCTTGTAACCCCCCCCTATTACGCACCCAATCGCTTATGATGCGACCATGATAACGCTTACCGTGTATCAACCATGAACTGTCATGTTTGTTCTGCATCATCGTGCCGACATAGAGCCAATTCGTCGCTTGATAGATTGTGCCGAGATGATTTTGGTCGCAGTCTGCATAAGAGACCACGAGCCGACACAATGGGCAGTCACGACGCAGAGCTTTCAGAGCCATAGAGACGCACTGCGATGTGCATGACTGCTTGCCGTTGAGAGCGACACGCACAAGCTCTAACACTTGCCCTTGCTTCAACTTGTACTCGTTGCCGATGTTGTTGTTAGAGCCGCTGCCGAATAGCACTACACCGCACCATTCGTCGTTGTCGTTATAGACGTTATAGCCGAGCGTGTTCACCGGCACCGCTTTCGCATAATGGAAGTGCATACACGCATATCGCACTGCTTTCGCTGATGCTTTTGTCAATCTCATAACTCACCACCGCTGTAAGAGACAGTGCAGCCGTAGTCATCGGCAAGCATCTGTTCTTGCTCTTTAATAAACTTCTTCAGCATCGTTTCACTGCTGAATGTGAGTTTTGCAGTGAACGGTTTTTTCTTATTGTTGCCGTCCAGTTCATCATCTGACGGCTTATCGTCGAGATTGAAATTCAAATCGACACCCCAACTTTTCAAATCGTCGATGTCCCACTCATTTGCGAGTAAGTCCATGTCCCAACGGCCGAAAGAGCTGTTGTGCAGTGCGACGTAGGCTTGCAGCGTCTCAACGTCTGTCGGTCGCTCTATCACGTCACACGGCGCAAGCTGCTCGCCAAGCTCTGCGAGTGCGAGATAGCGCATATTGCCGCCGATGATGATGAACTGCGTCTGCTCATCGTCGAGCGGATAGACGAGCAGCGTGCAATGTTTCAACAATTTTGGGTACTTCTGCAAATCTTGCTTCAGCAGCTCGAACTTGTCTTTGTCAATCTCTCGTGGGTTCTTCGGCAAGCCGGGCAACTGACCCTCGTTCGGTTGCAATCTCGCAAGTTCTATCATCTTGCGAGTTGTGTTATTTAGAAAATCTGCATCTAACATAATGATATAACTTGTCTAATCTACGGCAAAAGTATAAAAAAATTGGTGCGTGATACGCACCAATCATTGATAAAAAAATAAAGTTGTTAGTAAGTGACGGTTACAGACCGATGTCTGCACCCCACAGATACGAGCAAATCTCTTTTTGAAACTGCTCAAATGAGCGACAAATGATGTACTTGTAGCGTTGCGCTTCGACTGCTCGTTGCCACTCTCGTTGAGTGTCTTGCTGCCGCCCTTTCTGCGTTTTCATCTCGATGCACAGAGCGTGATAACTGTGAGCTGCGACAAACAGCACCAAGTCTGCGACACCTGCGACCACACCTTCAGCTTTCAGAATGCGCCCGGTCGCTGCGCTGCGTCTGCCGCCGTTAGGCACAGAAAAGAGCAGCAGTGCGAGCTTCGGGTATGTGCGACGAAACCAATCGACGCAATCAATCTGCAAAGAGCTTTCCTCGTGACGTGGATTAGAACGGCGGTTCGTCTTGGTAAACTGCTTGGCCGTTATAGACTGCGGTCGGATAGCCCGCTTGCGGCTCAACTCTCGAAGCTGCTGCACCGTCATTCTCTGCGGTGCGCTTGTCGAGCAGTTGCAGCTTGTCTGCGATGATTTCTGTGACATAGTGCTTGACTTTGTTTTTGTCTTCATAGTTTCGTGTTCGTAGTCTGCCTTGTATGAGTACGCAAGAGCCTTTGCGCAGATACTTCTGCGCTATCTCTGCGAGCTTGTTCCATGCTACGATGTTGTGCCACTCTGTCTGTTGTTGCTCGTTGCCGTTGCGCTCTGTCGTTGCGACGCTGAATGTTGTGAGTTGATGTCCGTTCTGCGTTGTCGTTGACTTCGGTTCTGCACCGACATAGCCGACAACTGTCGCTTGATTGAATGATACTGCCATAAAAGTAATATTGTCTTGTGTTATGTTACTATGATGTTATCTAATATCTGAAATCGGTGAAATGTATGATTACACCGTGAATGACGTTTCGCACTGCTCGTGTCGCTGGTGGAAAGAAACACGCTTTGAAGTCTTCGAGAGAGAGACCGTCATTCGCTGCGAGCTGCACGATGTCTGTGTGAGCTATGCCGTCGATGTAGCAGCTCAACTCATCTATCTTGTTGTCGTAGATGAGCGTGATGCGCTGATAGCCGACGTGCTTGTGTATCTGACAGATTTCGACTTGATGCGAACGATACGGCTTGTCTTTCCATTGTCGCACGCTCAAATAGAAGTCACCATTGTTGATTTTGTCGATGTTGTGCGCCCAACGAAAGTAATTCATGCGTATCGTGTGCAGCTTGCGCTTGCCATGTCGATTGCGCAGCGTGTTGCCGAGATACTCTTTGAAGAGCGTTGGCTCGCCGTGACGTGGGTGCGTCTTCGGAAACACTCTCGAAAGTATTAATACGACTTTTTTGTCATTTCTCATGCTGTTTCGTGTTTAGAATGCTCGTAGAGCGCACAGATTTGCGCCCTGCGAGCGTTTAATTGTCGGGTTGAGAAAATATATCACCTTGCACCGGGAACGCTGTCGGTGCGCCTATAATCTTGTTCACTCGCTCTATCTCTGCGTCAACTTCACGTTCAAGAGCTTTGCTTTGACGCAGTACAGAGTGCGAGCGTGTCTTGAAGTACTCACGTTGCGCCTGACGCATCGCTTGCACTTTGTTGAAGAACCACCTTGCTCTATCGTTGCTCATCGCTCAAAACGCTGCTTGATGTAGTCAATATACCACTCTTGACTGTCGCTGTCAAACCACTCATTGTAAAGCGATGCGATGCGACGTATCGTGTTCTCTGACGGGTGTGCGTCTGCCCACGCTGCCGCAAACTCGAAGTCGTAGAGACACTGCTGCTGGGCATCGTAGCCGTTCTTCGTCTCTGCAAGCCTTTCAGCCGCTTGCTTGATTTCGTCTGCTCTGCTCATAGTCACTCTGCTTTGTTGTCATACATAAACACGTCGAGAATGCGGCTCTCGCTCACAGACACGATGTCGTAGTCTGTCACGCTGTCGCGCATAAGCACTTCAACCTGCGACAACACGTCTGCGATGCTGCACGCTTGCACGAGCAGATAAGACGGCTTGCGCTTCTCTGCCGCTGTCTTCTCATCAATCGTGATGAACACGAGCTTGACGTGATAGAGCTTGTCTCTGTCATCGTCGAGCAACACGTCTTCGTACTTGCGGCGGTTGACCGCCGAGACAGAGAACTCGCCGCTCATGTACGGCTGCATCTCTTTCGTGATGCGTGCTTCGGCTTCTGTGAAGCTCATGGCTTCCACGAGATAGCTCTCTGTCACTTGCTTGATAGCACCGCTTTCAAGCGTCTTGTCGTAGCTTACACGACATTCAAAGTAATTTGTCATAGTCTGTTATTTTGTTTGTTTTTGTTATTTTCTTCTATCATACAGTCGATGCTTTCAATGATAGCATAGATTATTTTTGCCTCTTTTGAAAATATTTTCGGGTTGTCTATCCACGTCTTTATTTTGCGAATTGCGCATATTACAGACGAATGATGACGATGCAGCAACGTGCCAACTGCCGTAAGCGACATACTCCACTTCTCATGCAAGATGTAGCAAATAACTGCACGTGCATCTGCATATTGCCACTTGTGACTCGCAGAAAAAAGCTGTTCTGTTGTGATGTCATAGTATGAGCACACAACACAGATTGCAATTCCGATACGCTGTGCCATATTTTTTGATTTTTTAAACGTTTATAAAAATGCTTGATTGCTCATAAAACATTTAGCGCAAATGGCACCCAATAGCGAATGTCGAGCTTTTCAAAAATCTCTTTGTTGTAGCGCATCATCTGCATGTCACACTCGAAGTCATCGTCTGTGTCATGATGTGTCAACGACACTGCGAGCACTCGCTGCCCGGGGTCGGGCTGCCTCTCTCTGATGTCGACAAGCGACAGCAGATGCACATCGCAATGATAGGCACCTGCGATGAAGCCTGAAGTGAAAGCGATTTGCTGCTGTGCATCGTTGTAGTACTTTAATGCATCTTGCGCAGCTTGTCGCATGATTGCTTTACGTTGTTCGATGTCCATTTTTGTCTATTGAATTTGTTCCTGTATTGCGTTTGCTGTAAACTTCATCGAACTCTTTCTTGACAAGCAGCTCTATGTTTTCGAGCTGCTTGCGCAGCTGCTCGTTGATGCGCCGCAAGTCGATGTTGAGAGCGGTGACGTGTTCGAGACGATAGAGCAGAATGCCGCCGATGACGCACGAGACTGCGAGAAACACAGTCAATATGATTTCTGTGATAGTCATGTCGTTTTGATACTGTACCGGGTTACAAACTTGCCGCTTGCGACTTTAATTCTCTCTTTGCTGATGTCGAGACCACGCTCACGCAAATCGTGAATGCGGCTCGCCAATCGCATACAACCAAAGTGCTTCAGTGCTTCGAGCGACGTGAGCGTCTTGCCCGACAGAAGCCAATCTTTGATTTGAGCGCATTGTGATGCGCTGCTCTCTGCATTGTAGTTGATGTTCATAGCTTGATTGTTTGTGTCGTTGTCAATGTTAACTCTCCTTTGTAGCCGAGATGTCGCAGATAAGCGAATATCTCTCGTGGGTAACACTCGCATAGTGGCTTTTGATAAGCCGGGTTCATCTTGTCGGTTTTAGTGTTGCGCTTACAGATGCGTAATGCTGATACTTCACTGATACCGACCATTTCGCCGATTTTCTTGAAGCTGTGTCCCTCTTTGCGTAGAGAAAGCACTTGCTCAATGTGCTGTTCTGTGATAGTTGTTCGTCTCATTTCAGTTGCATTTTAGATGTCAAATAATGTTGGTTGTTTGATTTTCTTTCCGTTCAGCGAGATAATGTTGAGACACTCACGCTCGAAGCGTTCTTGCTGCATCTCGTAATATCTCGTATCAAGCTCGCAGCCGTAGAAGTCAACGTCGAGACTGTATGCTGCAAGACGTGATGAGCCACTGCCGAGAAACGGGTCGAAGATTTTACCCCCCCAATTTTCGGTAGGTAAGTTTCTATAATCCAACGATATAGCGATACCGGCTTTTGCGTCGGGTGAATGCGCTGCTCTTTGTGCTTCATGTCTTCTTGTATCATGCCGTGCCAAGTGTAGCGAAACTTACGTACTGCTGTCGGGAACGAAGTCCAAGCAAGCTCGCAATCTGCGTAGCCGTTATTGCCGTTGTCTTTGTCCCACACGAGCCAACAACTTGCGTCGTATGGCATTCGTGAGATGAAGTGATTTGCGCCGAAAATGACTTGATGACGTGACACACGAAATATCTCATCAAAGACTTCTTGTGCCGGTGCTTGCAAGTCCCACGACTGCACCGTGCCATAGTCACGAGACGCAGCAGCAGCGTTGCCGTGTTGCTTGCCGGCACGGTTCTGCTGTCGTGCATCTGCTGCGATGCCATACGGTGGGTCGGCGATGCACAAGTCAAAGTACTTGTCGGGCAACGTGCGCATATACTCGTAGCAGTCGCAGTTGTATGTCTCACTGATTGCGCTCATAGCATCTTGCGACCTTTGCCAGTATTCATCACTTCGCGCACAGCAGCGTTGACAGCCGGCAACAATGTGTCTGTTATTTGCTCGCTGAAGTCAGCGTAGAACATCGAGAGACGCTCGTTGCCGCCCTCATCAAGAATGCACACAAGCTCGTTCCATCGCTTTGCGCTTGTCTCTGCGTGAAAGCGCATCATCTTGACAAACTCGTCGTCGGCTGATGTAAGACCGACGCACTCTCGCTTGCACACATCTTCGAACTGGTCTGCTGCGAGCGTAGCCAAGTCTGCGATGACGAAGCACACGAGCAATGCGTGTGACGTGTTGCGACGCTGCTGCTCGACTACACTGTCAAGTCGCTTGATTTCGCTGACGATTTTGTTGTACTCCGGCAGCAGTCGCTTCGCAGCGTCATCGAGGCCGCTGCGTCGAAATACATCAATCTGTGTGTTGAGCTTTTTCTGCTCTTCGTATAAACGATTTTGCTCAACAAGTCCTTTGTATATGATTTTGCTCATTGCTGTAATGTTGTTAAAATTGACTCTAATGCTGCTTTCGCGCTCCCTCTTGCATGCAAATCTCGAAAACGTGTAATTTATCGTCTCATGAATTTGCGCGCTGTAGCGAGCTTATTTTGAACCTTGCGTTTTTCTGAACGTCTCTGATGTCATTGTGAAAGCTGTTTATACAATTCTTCTTCGCGAAATTTCATGTCATACTCCCATGCGTGCCACACTTCGTAACTCCAATCTTTGAGAGATTTGTTCCACACTTTCAAGACTATGAGCAGAGCATCTGTCTGTTCGTCTCTGACATACTGCACGACGTGATACTTGTGGCGCAGCCAATGAAAAGTGAAGCCGATAGGCAACATTCTGTGAGTTAGCATTTGTGTCATAGATGTAAATTGAATTTGATGTACTCTCGCCATGGCGGTGTCACGACGTCAAGCACGTTTTTGTCCGGGTGCTGTCGCTGCCAACGCTTTGCTTCGTCGAGCATCTCACTCGCAATCTTGTCGGGTGTTCCGTACTTGCGTTTGAATGGCTCGTAGTTCAAAAAGTCTGTGCTGTCAGGTATCGCCGGCACATCGTCAAACAAGCTGTTCATCGTCGTAGATATTTCCGATTACTTCAAGCTCACCACGCATGTAGAGCGGTGAGATTTTCTTGTTTTCTATCACTCGAAGTCTGAAGCCGGCTTCGTGATAGATTACAGATGTGACGTACCTGTTCGTGCGCACGATGTCGCCCTCGTAGATTTCTTTGCCGTTCTTGTCGTGCAAGCCTGTGAACTGGCCGATGGTATCACGCTCGACAGTCATCTCTTGCCAAACATCACGCCCTTCTCTGAACACATCGAAACCTTGGATTTCGGGGCATTCTTCCTCTTCGTAGTCAACGAGGTTGCCGTATGCCCACGCGTCACTATGGCAACATTTTCCTCTGAATTTAATCGTTCTCATGTCTAATGTCATTGTTAAAATTGCGGATTTCGTGTCTCCCTTGCGCCCTGCTGCACGCAAAACTTTCGGTTGAGTGATTTATCGTCTGCATGAGCGAAATGCACGGAAAACAGCTTATTTTAGATTTATCTCGTTCTGAAAGTATCTGCTGCGCCGAAATTCAACACGCACATCATCTCGTTGAAGCGGTCTGCGATGCGGTTGCCGTACTTCTCACGGATTTCTTTCGGTGTGAGATTGGTTGTGATGACAGTGAACTTCTGATTGTTGTAGCGGTATTCGAGCAGTTCTGTCACCGGCGAGATGATGCTGCCGTAGTTCAGCTCTTCAGTCGGCTCTTTTCCCATGTCTTCGATAGCGAGCAGTCGCTCACGACACGCATCGTTGAAAGTCTCCGGGTCACGGTCTTTGTAGAGCTTTGACAGCTCTCGTGCGTCATAGACAACCAATTTTGAGCCGTGTTCGATGTAGCCACAATCTGACAGCAGACTGACAACTGCACGCAGAGCATAGAGCAAAGTCGTTTTGCCGTTGCCGTATGTGCCGCAGAGCATCACACCGAACTTCGAGTTGTTGTCAGTCAAGAAGGTTGCGAGACGTGCGATGTGAGCGTTGATACGTTCATCTTCGATGAATGTACGGTTGCGAAACTTGACTTCAGCGACGTATGACGCTTTGAGAAAAGTCTGCGCCTGCACAACGGTCATCGGCAGTCTAAAACGCTGTATCGTAGTCTTCCGACTTAACAGCTTTTGTGTCAACACCTCTTCGTTGAATGTCTCTGTTTGATTGAATGTTTTCAGTTCCATTGCGTTGAAATTTTACAAGTATCTCTGCTTTGATGCGCAGCACAGCGAGAAAATGCTTCTTGTTGATTTCGTCAAGCTGCGGCTGCTCCGGCTTGCACTCATCGAGCGAGAAGAGCCAATCACTGAAGATTTCTTCTGCAAGCTGTGTATACTGCTCTTTGTCGATGTGATTTGTGTAGCACGCTTGCTCGACGCTCCAGCCGTCTAAAACTTGAAGTCTCAAATTATCAATTCTCTCTTGCGCGTGCGTGCGCATCTCGCCGAGCTTATTGTTACATTCTTTTATTGTTATATTATAATGTGGTGGTGTATCACATTTTGCTACACTGTGTATAACATTTTGACACACCGGTGTATTCTCATTTGCCACACCCTCACTATCATCGTGTGCAACATTTTGCCACACCTGCATAGGTGGTGTATCACATTTTGCTACACTTGATTTAGGTGTATTACCATTTGCCACACTCTTGTTGCTTTTGCCTTGATAGTCTGCATATTTGAGAATTTTGAAGATAGTCGTGTTGCCGACACGTCGTCGAGCTATCTCACCGCTCTCAATTAGCAGATTAAGAACTTTTGTTACTGTATGAGCTGCAAGACCGTTGTTCGCAGCGAGTGTGCGTGTCGATGAGATACACTCACCGACTGCGAGACGCACACCGCTTTGAACTGTCGCTATATGTGCAGCATCGAGCAACAAGTCGAGAAACACAGCTTTGACAGCCGGCTCTTTGTAGTGTCGCCATTCTTTTATTTTTCGATGTATGCTTATATAGCCTTGCATATCGCCTTGCTTTACGCTTTTTCGGGAAACACGAAGTCCGCATACAGCTCGACGAATTGTCGCCCTGCGTAGTCTGCGAGTTCACAAGTTCTGAAGGCGAGCCGAGAGCCGAAGTCGCCGAACGAGTTCGACGATACGCAGTCCGCAGCCGCATAGGCGAGACCGCCGTACGCATACGAGTTGCTGCCGGCACGACCGACCACACGACCTTTTTCATCGTCACTCATCGCGTTAAGCTCGCTCTGTGTGAAGAACTCAAACCACGGATAATGGCGACACTCATCTTCTGTGAACTGCGGCTCCCAACCCTCATTGAGTGCAGCGGTGATGATACGGAGCTTCAAGTAGATGATAACGTCTTTGTCGCTATCGTGCATTGACTGCGAAGCTATCTCTTCATCAAAGACGTTATACAGCAACACAAACGGGTGTTCTTCGCCAAGCTCATTGCAAGCGTCGTCAAATGTCTTGACACGCTCTGTGATGTCTTTCTTTACGAATAGTTCTTTGCCGAACAGATGCTCTAACAGCTCACGTCCGTTAGCATCTGTGTTGTCGTAAGCTGCGATAGCATTCTCACGACTGATTTCTAAATTATTGTTCATCGTTAATCTTTTTAAGTTTTCTGTGAATGATTTTTAGTTGTCGCACTGCGTTTATAACTCGCAGATTGTTGCTCACTACGTTGTCGAGAACGAGCGGCAAGCATCGCACGAGCGTTGACAGTACGTTGTTGGGTATAAGTAGCATAGTTAGTCGATAGTGAGATTAAACACGCACCCTGCGTCTGCGATATAGGTAGGCACACCGGCCACAGCACGCACTTCACGCTCGAAGCGTGCAGCGTCACTGTTGTTGTCAGACAGATGTACGAGAATGACATCATCAAGATTGCTCGTGTCGTTGTCTCGCAGTATCTGCTTTGTGGTTTCAAGCTCCATGTGCGTTTCGAGCAAGCGACCACGCTTTGACGGTTGCTCAATACCTGCGTCGATGTTGTCTTGCAAGATGTCATCTGCGTAGTTGCATTCGAGCATAAAGTGACGTATGCCGGCGATACGATACTCTAACATCATCGTGTCGGTGATAAAGAGCGTTTTGCCCATTTCGCGATGCTCGATGATGAAACCGACACACGGCACGTCGTGAACGACACGCAGAGCGATGATTTTCCAATCGCCAACGACGTAGCCGTGCTGCGGTTCAATAGACTTGCAGAACACACGTTTCTTGATGTCAAGAGCGTTGAACACGTCATCGAGTGCAAGCACACGAATGCCGCATTTCAAGAACTCTCGCACATAGCCGGCATGGTCTTTGTGGCGGTGCGTCACGATGCAAGCTGCTATCTTCGTGATGTCCCAATGCAAAGCTCGTTTCACTTGCTGCATCGGCACACCGGCTTCAAGCACAAGCACGCTGTCACTGCTCTCAAAGAGATAGCAGTTGCCGTGCGATGATGACCCAAGAACCGTGAGTTTCATTGTCTGTGCGTTTTAATAGCCGGGGTCATCGTCTGTTGCACTCTCGCTCGCTGCGCTCTCGCTCTGTGTCGGCTGCGCTGATGCTTGCTGTTGCACGACTTCGCCGGTCTCTTTGTCAACTATTTCCTCAAACTCGACTTCGTTAGCGTTGAACTCGACGCTGTTAGCATTCTCTGCAAGCAAGTCGTTGCGCTGCTCGTTGACTGCGATGTCATCGGCGACTGCGCCCTGCATCTCAACAGAGAGATAGCCGTACTTCGAGAGTAAGCGACGTGTGACAGTCTTTAATGCCATGTCGTTAAAGTTGCCGAGCCAACCCACCTGCTTGCCGCTCTGCTCTGTGTTAGCGAGCTTGATGAGTGCTTCGACAGTCGCTTTGCCAAGCGACGGCGCGTAACGCTTTGCGTACTTCGCCATATCATCAACACTCATGTAGAGCGTCTTGCTGAAGCCGTTGAGCAGCTCGATATAGCCGAAATAACCGACTATCTTGTCGCTCTTGCGCTCGCCGTCGAGTGCGACTTCGCCGGTCAGACGGTTGATTTGTCGCAGTTCGCCCTCATAGACGAAATCTGCGTTGATGTAGCGATATTGACCGGTGCGCATTGCGAGTTGAATGTAACCCTTGTAACCGGGAATGAATGTCGGTGTCGGCACTTTAACCCACTTGTCACGACCATGCTCATCTTGCACTTTCACGCTGTTGTTGTAAACGACGATGTAAGCGAAGCCGAGAGCTTTGTTTATTGGCAGCTGCATCGATGCTGCTTTCAGTGCTTGTGCGATGATGTCTTGCGGCTTGCAAGTCTGCAACTGCTTGTCGCTCGTGTACAAGTCAATCACGCTTGCTATGAATGCGTCACGGTGCTTGCCGAGAGCATTTGTAAACTGCTCTTGCACGCTGTCGGCTTTGAGCATAGACTTCAAAATGTCAACCGGGCGAGACTGCTTTGCGATAGCTGTCTGCTGTTGCGTCGTTGGTTTGTTTTGCTGTTGCATAATCTGTTGATTTTAAAGTTAGTTAATTATTGATATTGCCACTTGTAGCCATTTGTTTGAATTAGTCTGCCACGACACACGCTTGTAATTGAAGAAGCGTTGCTGTTTGTAGCGACAGCTGCTTCTCGAATGCTGTCATAACTTGTTATTCTGTTGCCGTTGAGGTCTAATTGCAACACTCTTTTTGAGTGTGGATTGAGTTTTCCCTTGCGACCGAACATACCGTTTCGTTCGCCTCGTTGATTTCGATGAGCAACCCCTCTTTGCTGTTGTGTGCCATGCACAATGTTATCTCTGTGAGAGAGCCATTCTAAATTTGACACGTTATTGTCGGTCTTGCACTCATTGATGTGGTTGACTTCACACTTATCATCTTGTCGTTGCAGAAAAGCGATTGCCACAAGACGATGAACACGATGTTGTCTTACTGTGCCTTGCTTTGACAAACAGACAAACAGATAGCCGTTGCTGCATCTTTGCGGTCTTATTATATTACCGTGTAAGTTTTTGCGCTTTCCGTTTTTACAAGACACGACTCTATCAAGCGAGCGAACTCTGCCTTGATTACTCACTTGATAGAGCATCTCGTAACCTTGTATGTCCTTCCAAATCTCTCTCATTTCACGATAATCTTTTCATCGGTGGTTACTGTAAGCAAAATCATTTGGCAACTCATCGCCGGCACATCATTAATTGCTTCCGCGTTATCCAAAAAACACGGTGCCTCGATTTGTTCAAAGCGAGAAATTGCATTGATGATGTCAAGTCCGGCGAGAATTTTGCCGGCATGATTGAGACTGTTGTACGGCACACCGTTGACAGTTGCTTCGCACGTCTCGACTTCGCCGCCGTTTATTTGCTTGGCGAACATCTTGAAGCGCACAATCTTGAACATAGAGTTGATGCGCTGCTCAACTGCGTTGATACGCGCTTTCGAGAATTGCGCAATCGTGTACTCGATGCCTTCCAAGCGAGCAAGCTCTGCATTCTGTGTTCTTAATTGCTCTTCGAGCTCTGCAATGCGAGCATTGTTGCGCTCAATGATGTCACGCTTCGACAGACGCACGCGCAGCTCTGTAATCTTGACTGCAAGCATGTTGCTCTGCTCTTGCAGCGAGCTGTTGCTCTGCTCTTGCAACGCACTGTTGCTCTGCTCTTGCAACGACGTTTCACGCTCGCACAAAGCAATGTACTCGCAATCGTTCGCAATCGCATCGTGCGTTGACGGCTCGTTGTCATAGCTCTCGTTGTAGAGCGGTTGTTGCTTGCTCTTGATGACAGACTTTTGCAGTTGATTTATATGCCCTGTGAGCGTCTTCTGTTGCTCTACGAGTGTATCTATCTGCGAGCGCACTGCGAGACCTTTGTGCTTGTTCTCTTCAAGACGCTTTGCGCGTCGCTCGTTGAAAGCAGCTGTTATCTCTTGTTCTCTGCTCTCAATCTCTGCGACATCATAACGACGATGACACGTCGGGCAAACAAAATCACTCTCGCTGAAGTTGAGCGTCTCTGCTTTGATAGCACGATATTCTGCGATGAGCTGCTCACGCTCTTTAAGCAAGCTATTGAGTGTGTTTGTCATGCTGTCATGCTGCTGTTGCAAACGTGCTATTTCCCTGCTGTCGTTGTCAATGCCTGCGAGCAGTGCTTGATGCTCACTCTTGCGCTTGCGCCACGCTGCGAGAGCAACCTCTTTGACTTCATATTCACGTCGCATTTTCTGTGAGCGCACATCGTTAAGCTCTGCGACGATAGCCATGCGAGCATCACTTGCTTTGCGCATAGCGACAGCAGCATCTGCAATCTCTGCGTCAATCTCGCTTTTATCTCTCGAGAGCTTAGCTATCTCGCTCTCGATAGCAGACCAATCTTCAGCTTCGGGAACGTCACGCTTGCGCTCATCTATGCGGTCGGGCAACGTCTCAATCTCTGCTTTTAGCTTGCTGCGCTTTGATGCGACTTCGCGCTTGTACTCATCGAGGGTTTTGCCGGTGAGCTGTGCGAGAAGTGCAGTGAAATCGTCGTTGCCTGCTGCAATGTCTGCATCACTGATACCGCCTGCCATACGAATGAGCATCGCACGCTGCACGTCTGTTTTCTGACGCGAGAAATACGTAGGGTTTGTGATGAACTTGAACACTTGCTCACTGCACAGCTCTGCAATTTTCTCGTTATACTCTTTCATTGTGCATGGCACATCGTTGTAGTAGCGTTCTTCAGTGTGACCGGTGAACTCTGCGCTCACAGCACCACGACGCTTAACCCACTTTTCGACATAGACACGACGCAGCGTGATGTCGTTGCCGTCAACATTGATGACTGCGCTCACTTCGTGCGGTAGCTGTGGTATAGCGACACCGTTCTCGTCGAGCGTCTTGATGTTGAAGTCCTTGCGGTCTTCACTGTCTTTGCCAAAGAGCAGCCAAGTGAAGCCGTCAAAGATAGTTGTCTTGCCGCTGCCGTTGCGACCAAGCACTCTCGTGATGTCTGCGTTGAACTCGATTGAGTAGTCACGCAGACCCTTGAAATTTAGCAGCGAGAGCTTCTTTAATATAATCTTTTTCATAGATATAAAAATTAGAAATTCGTTATTTATAAGCCCATTTGAAACCGCCTGCGGTTTTGGTTTTTCCCTTTGCGGCTGCACAGATTGAAGAATAACAAACACCGCTCGCTTTGGCTGCGTCAATTATACAGTCAAAAGTGTTGATGACTTCACCGTCAAGCGACAGTTGTTTTACAGCTTTTGCGGCTGGATTTAAGCCGCCTCGATGCTCTCTGTGCCATTGTCTGTCACGATTTGCGTGACCACGATAAACACCTGTTCCATAGTGAATATTATCTTGTAATGAGAGCCATTCAAGATTACTCGCTCGATTGTCTGTTTTACACTCGTTAAGATGATTGACAGTGTTAGCGTCTGTCGGTCTTTCAATAAATGCGGTGGCAACAAGACGATGAACAAGATACTGCCTTGCACTCCCACTTTTTGAAAGACTTACAATTAAATAGCCGTGACGTTGACACACTTGCTTTAATAGCTTGCCATTGATTTTCGCCGTATGAGAGCCACCCCAACGATTTAATTGCGTTATCGTGCGAACAACAGAACGAACTCTGCCAAGATTGCTCACCTCATACAGACCTTCGTAGTCTGTTATCGGTTTCCAAATTTCTTGCTGTTGCATTGCGTTGTTATTAGTTAGTTAAACTGTTAGTCTTGATTTGGCGACGTGTGTCACCGCTTTGCTTCTAATCTCATCGTTTGTCGGTATGCGTTGAGCGAGTTGCCACTGCTCAATCTCTGACTTCTTGAAGTACACCGACTTTCCCTGCTTGTAGTGCGGTATCTCACGAGCGGCTGTCAAGTGGCGCACCCGGCTCTCGCTGATGCCGAGCAACAGAGCGACTTCTGCTGTGTCGAGAACTGACTTTGAGCTGATAAGCATAAGTCGCTCGATGCGTTCAAGTCGTTCTTCTACTCCCATGCGTCATCAATGTTTGATAGTGTTGAGTAATCGATTTTGTTGCGACGCTCCCAGTAGCTTGAGAGCTTGTAACACACATATAAGCATGCCACGCCGAGCGCCTTGCTCCACAAGAAGTTGAGCAGGAAGTTTTCATCTTCAGTCGTCTCGCTGAACACAAGTGCGATACCTGCCATTGCGATGACTGCCAGCACATAGCTGCGCCAATTAGTTAGTAATGCTTTCATACTGTTGCGACTTTTGCCTCATTGACTGGAAAGAGACTGTTAATATCTACATTATACTTTTTTGCGATGACGCTCTGCGTCAGTTCGTCGGGCACCTGTCGGCCGAGCAGCCACATCTTGACAGTGTTAGTCGAGCGATGCGTCAACTCTGCGACTTCTGCAATGAACATTTCTGCGTGCGTAGGCAGCTGCTTACGCTCCAAGTAGATGTCTTTGAATGTTTTTTTCTGCGCTTTCATATCAAAAATGTTGTGAAAATTTGCGTGATACGCACTAATTATTTACTTTTACTCGCAATATTTTATGTGTTGCGACAATAGTAAAATTGCTATTGTGCCACAAAATTACGAAATAGTTTCGTAATGGCAAATTTTCTACGTAATTTTTTCGTATAGTTTTTTTTAATATCTCACGATTAACTTCTAAAATTATAATTATGAGTTACTTGGCAGACATAAAAAAATTTCGTGAAGCTCATGGAATGACGCAGAAAGAACTCGCTGAACGATGTGGTGTTACACTACGTACAGTACAAAACTGGGAAATGGGCAAAACTGTACCCGAAAGTGCATTGCGTTTGCTTCAGCTCATCGACAGTAACGTCGGCGAAACAATTTCGTCGTCATCAAGTGACAACGGTATAAGTGTTGCCGCTGGCAAAGGAAGCAACGTCAATGTGAGTGGCGAAACATCGCGACTCATCTCATTGCTTGAAAAGCAACAGCAGCAAACGGACAAACACCTGCAACTCATTCACAAGAGAGATGAGCAAATTGACAGATTGATTTCCGTACTTGAGAAAATATCCGATAAAAAAACAAACAACTAAACTAATCTACTATGTTATCAAACTACGAAAAAAATGGCGCAAAAGGCCTGCGTGCAGTTGCACTCGTGTTCATTGTCATCGGCTGTATTGCTGCACTCATCTTCATCTTCTTTATGTTACAGTTCATTCTTGGAAGCAACAGCGAACGCACTCAAGCCGTTGTTGTTCTTGCTGCATTGTTGCCAGCCGGAACGTTGATGTTCTTTTTTGCATTTGCAAGCCGTGCTCTTGCTGCTGTCGCAGACTATGCAAAGCGCAAGCTCGATGAGTATGACTATGCGTCAAGTGACAACGAAAGCGAGTGAGCACTATGAAGACAGTAAAAGTAAACATCGCAGACTTTATGAGCAAGTATGCGACAGCCGGTGTGCCGTTAGATGTTTGGCGCACTCTGCGCAGATGTCGCATCAAAGGTGAGACTGAAGCCGAAGTGCGTGACACTATCTTCGACGAAATGAAGATAGAGCAGTTTTATAGAGAGCATTCCGAACTACGACCGCAGATTGATTTCAAAGTGATTGAGTATTCTCGCAAGGTCATCAACTTGATGAAAGATGCGCTCGCACATCGTGACGTGAGCGCAGAAATGCTCGCAGACGTGCAGAAACAGCTCGGATTTGAGCTTGACAGATGCAAAGTATATAATCGCTCAACCGATGAGATACAGCGTCTCTACGACGATGTATTGTGGTTGCGTGCAAATCTCGCACTATGAGCAAGCGACGTAACTACTCTATCGACACGATACAAGTGATGACACGCTTCTTCACCGTGTTGCAAGAGTGCAAGAACACACACCGCATTGCAAGCGTGTCGCAATACTGTAGGGATAATGACATTGACATGCCGCACTTGTATGTGCAGCGCAAGAACATGAACAAAGGCTTCTTTGAAATTGGCTGGTGTGTGCCGCTCGTGCGTGATTGCGGTGTCAATGCAGATTGGTTGCTCACTGGTCGTGGCTCAATGTTCGGTAAATGACTGTTGCGACTTCTGCAACTGTCATAGATTTTTATGATAGCGTAAGATTATAAGATGCAGACACTTGAAATTTGCTCACCGCAAATGTGACGTGAGCAAAATGCTAATGTGAGGGGAGTTAATTTCCTACACAACAAGAAAAGCGCAGCGAGAAATCAATCAATCTCGCTGCGCTCTTTATGCAATAGGAATATTTTTCAGTACTTTGTTGACATTTTTTGGAATATTTTATGCGCAAATGTTGCCGTTTTTTTATGGGCTATAAATAGTTTTTTTATGGGCTATTTTCTTAGGTTGATAAAATAGAACAAAATAGTGCGTAAAATTTCTGCTTATTTTGTTCTAATTTTACGCATTAAGTTTACGCAAAACATTCTATTCGGTTTCATGTGATTGTTCGGTATTCCCGACGTGTTCGGAAATACCGAACACGTCGGGAATGGCTGCGACAGCTGCTTGCTTTGCCTTGTCAAGCACTTTCGCATAAATCTGCGTCGTGCTGATGTCTGCATGACCGAGCAACTTACTCACAGTGAATAGGTCTGTTCCCAAGTCGAGCATCATAGTCGCGAATGTATGACGCCCACAGTGAAACGTGATGTCTTTGTTGATGCCGGCATTCGCCACCCACACACGAATGATGTCATTTGTTGAGCCGGGCGAATTGAACCACTTAAACACTCGCTCATCGTCTGCGCCACGCTCGCCCATGAGCGCAGCTGCTTGTGTCGTGATGTCGAGATACTCTTGACCGCCGGTCTTCTTTTGACGAAAGATGATGCGAGTAAAGCCGCTCTGATGATGCACTTCGCCCCACGTCAATTTAGCGATGTCGCTGCGTCGCAAGCCTGTCAAGCATGAGAACAAGAATGCAGTCTTGACTTCTTCGCTGCGACATGGCGTCTGTGCGAGCTTGCGCACTTCGTCGATAGTAAGATACATTCTTTTCCCTTCTTCAGCTTTGAAATTATCGATACCACGCATCGGGTTGTAAGCAATGATGCGTTTCTCGAAAGCCTCATTAAGACATGCTCGCAGCTTGTTGAAGTAAGATACTTTGCTGTTGCGTGAGAGCTTGCGCACGATGCCGTCTTTTGCATAGTGACCGTCATTCGTGTACGCTGCTGTTTCGAGATAGTCTTTGAAGCCCTGCACCCATGCCGGCGTGATTTCTGCAAACGTGATGCGCTCGTTGTGCTCATAGCGTTGCAAGTGTTTCAGAGCAGAGTACCAATTACCCCAATTACCATTGCTCTCTTCGCCGTGACGTGCTTCGCACATAGCACGATAGAACTCAAAAAAGAGTGTGTCTTCTGCGAATTTCGACTTGAAGCCGAACTCGCCATTCTGCATCTCGACGATGCGCTGCGCTTTGATTGACTGCGCAAGCTGCATCGTCTGTCTGTTCTGCTCTTTGTCTTCACGAGTGCGCTCCGGCACAAGATAGAGCTTCAGAAACTCATAGCTTCGTTTGCCGTCACGATACATGTCAAGAAAGAGCGAGATGTTGCCGTTTGCGAGCGTGCGCTGTCGCAGTCGTATCGGCTCTTTTGGCTTTGCTTTCTTTCTCATAGTTGCGTTGTTAATCACATGCTGTTTGTTACTTTTGTTACTCAAAAAGCGTCAAGTCACAAAACAGTACCACAAAAGTAACACAATATTAGCATATAGATAGCAGATAACGCCGAAATTTTATTTTGGTATTATAGCTGTTTTTCTGTCGCTTGCATGTCGCTAATATGCTGTTGTTATATTATGCACTTGCACGCGCTCATTTTCCGATGCAGAAGTGGGAGAAGATTTCGCCCAGGATGTCGTCGGTGGTGATTTCACCGG